GTCGGGTTAATTGCTACGGATATCCTTACCAAGGGTTTCGACAGTCCTGCTGTAAAGATTGGAGTATCTGCGCGGCCATTCAGTAAATCATTGTCGTCACATATCCAGCAAATGGGTAGAGTGATGAGAACGCACCCTGGAAAAACTTTCGGGTTGTGGCTTGACCATTCGGGCAATTACCTCCGGTTCAGAGAAGACTGGGAGGATGTATTTGAAAACGGTGTAAGTGAACTGGAGGACGGCAAGGAGAAGACCAAGCAGGAACCCGACGAGAAGGAGAAGAAAGAAGCAAAGTGCCCTGCTTGCGGTGCCCTGTGGCCCCGTGGTTCAGATACCTGCACGAACTGCGGGCATGTGCGTGAGCGTAAGAGTGCAGTCGTTTCTGTCCCAGGCCAGATGGAAGAACTGGGTTCCATGTCCCGCGATGACAAACAAGCGTGGTGGTCGATGGCGCAGTACAAAGTGCAGACAGGATCGTGGTCAGACAAACGTGCTCTTGCGAATTACAGGGAGCGCTACGGTGTGTGGCCCCGTGGTTTACATGAGAGGCCGCTGCTGCCGAGCAGGGAGTTTGAATCGTTTGCGATCAAGAGCATTCGTAAGTTTCTGAAAAGCAAGCGATGAACTTCCTAGACTTCTGCCGATTGCACGGCATCCTTATTGACCATCTCCCTCCCGTTGGCCTTTGGAGACGGTATCCCACTGAGGACAAACCCCGCCACAAGAACGGAGCAGTCAAGTGGATGCTTGACCACGGCTTCGTACAGAATCACGCCACAGAATTGAGCGTGAGTGTCTGGAAACCTGATGAGCCCGTAAAAATTAACAGGCGCGACCTAGCAGAACAGGCACACCGTGCGGCGCAGGACACAGCCCGCAGACAGGTAGAAGCGGCACGCAAAGCTGCTTGGATACTGCATCAGTGCCAGTATGCATCACATCCTTACCTAAAAGCCAAGGGCTTCCCTGACGAAGTTGGGAATGTTTGGGTTCGGGAAGGTGAGCATCTGTTGGTGATCCCCATGCGGATCGGCCAGAGGTTGGTGGGCGTCCAACTGATTGACTCCGAGGGCGGGAAGAAGTTTCTGTCGGGTCAGGTCACGGGCGGCGCGGAGTATGTGATAGATAACAAGGGTCCGAACTTCTTGTGCGAAGGGTACGCCACGGCCTTGAGCCTGCGCCTGATTTTGAAGAACTGGAAACGTCGCTATACGATTCACTGCTGCTTCAGTGCAGGTAACCTACTCAAAATCGCGCAGACCCTGCCAGGGGGCTACGTCATCGCAGACAACGATGCTTCAGGGACCGGGGAGCGGGTAGCCCGTGAGATAGGCTGGCCGTACTGGATGAGCGATCAGCTAGGTGACTGCAACGATCACCACCTACGGGAAGGACTGTTCCGCACGGGGCAGTCAGTCCTGAAAGCTCTGAAAATTTAGTGCTTCCCCGCTGATAGGGTGGGCATGTCCACCGTGAAGATCTCGGGCTGCTGCATCTCCAGATAGGACAGATGCCCCAAAATTTGCAAGCCGAGAGCCAGGACTTGTTCGTCCCGGCCCACGGCATCAGATCGAATGGTGATCTGGTCACCCTCTTGGATGAGGGTGATGTTCACTACGGTGGTCAATTGCAAGTGGTGTTGCAGGTACGGTACTGGCCTGACCCGTAGCAACACTCAGTGCAGTAGTACGTTTTACCGTTGATCGTGTAGGAAAAGTACCGGCACGAGTAGGCCAGGGCAGCAGTGGCAAAAAGGGTAGCGGCGAGGAAAGCGACAGTCTTTTTCATGATGATCTCCTGTTTGCCGAAAGTGGCAGTGAATGTTGCCATGCCTTAGCGTGTAGTGCAACACTGTGAATTTTTACAGTGTTGGAAACTACAGACGGACTACCTCTTACCCATGAAGCCTGCCTGCCCGATTCCGGGGAACTTTACAGCTTCACAGACCCTTTACCAGAACCGCCTGCCACGTTTTTACGGTGACTTATGGGGCGTACTCATCTGCCTACAGCATCCCGGACGACGGGCTTCGCTAGTCTTTCGTCCGTTACTCCTCCGAGGAGGTTGGTCGCTGTCCGCTGGCTTTAATCCTGTTCATCACAGGGTTCTGTATATCCCTTTGGCTTTCGCTACTTAGGCGTGCGGGTGCATCACACGGGGCGCTAGGCATAACCCTCCTAGCCAGTGCCATACATGGCTTGCCGTATTTCCTTCCGCGCTGCCTACGAAGGCACTTGCTATCGTGCGGAGTACGGGCGAAAAAAAACCGCTAGAACAGACCCCGGTGGCAACTTCCCTGAGAGGGAGTACCCCATGCGGGGTCGGAGTCTGATCTAGCGGCTCTCTCTGCTCGTTGCCACACAAGCAGATGGGCAGGATTATAGGTCAGTCCTTTGAGTGGTGTCAAGCGTAAAAAAGCCCGCCGAAGCGGGCAGCGGTCACTCCTTCGGCATACGGGCAAAGAACCTCCCGCCCGTAAAAATTATGCGCCTCTCATCGGTTCCGTCCACTAGGGGACAACCCTTGAACCGCACTTCTTCACCGTTCCTGACGGCTTCCCTTTCGGCGCGGGTCAGCCCACTTACGCGGCGGGCACCCTTTTCAGCGCCCCAGCGGGCGCAGCGGGCAGTTTTGGAATAGAGCATAGGTCAGTCCTCCAGATCAAACCAGTGGTGCATGTCTTCGATGTACCCGTAAAAGTACCACCCGACAATGCCGGTGTTCGGAATAGTCCCGTGGACGTCCACCTCTCCACTCTGGCGGATACGGTAGCGGCGCGGTCCAAATTTGTCCCGCAGTGCGGCGCGAAGTTTGTTCATAGGTCAGTCCTCCAAAAGGGACCATGCATCTGTCAGGGCGGCGTGTTGGTCCGGGTCCAACTTATCGTCAATCTGCATATGCTCCAGCGCCCAGTGAAGCGCGGCTTCCAGGCGTTCAATGTGGGCACGGGTGCGAACGCGAGCACGGCGGCGCTCCCAGCGTTCGTCGGCCAGCTCTGAGGGGGACAGGGGCCGGTCAGGATCGAGGCAGGGGATTTCCATAGGTCAGTCCTTTGAAGTGGCGATAGTGCGGCCAGCTGCGGTAAGTCGATACCCCATCCAGCGGCGAGGCTCTTGGACAATCAAGCCGGCTCGTTGAAGGCTTTGCACTTGAGCGGAAACAATTGCGTTCCCAAACGGGGTGAGCTTAGTATTCCAGCCGTTACCGATAAGGCGAAGCGCCAAAAGTTGCTCAGGATCAAGGCAAGGCATGGAAAGGCCGTACATGGTTAAGCCCCCTTTCGATTGCCGTAGTGCTTTGGGTTGTCCCACATCAGCACCTTGCGGCGGGGGTGTTGCTCTTTTGCGTGAGCAAGCGCTTGCTCCTCAGTTGATGCGGCGCAGTCACCGTCCCACAACTCACGCCCGTCGGTGTACTCAACAATGACGCCGTAGGGCGGGTATGAGGGATTTTTGGCGATGTGAATGTGTTTAATCACGATGCGATCCTTTCAGAAGGGTGTCGGTGTGTCCGGAAGGGGATGTCAGGCATAGGTCAGTCCTTTGAAGTGGCGGCTTGTTTGCAAAGCTCACGAATAAACGCCTGCTTTGTGTTTCCTTGGATGTGGACACCGTAAGCCGAAAAATAGTTTTTCGCGGCACTGAGCGTCATGAGGTTTCGATCCAAGTTTTCGATGATGGTTTGAATCGTGTCCGGTCTCAGAATCCAGTGGTTCATAGGTCAGTCCTTTCCGGTAGCTCGGGCGATGGCGGCACTGGCCGCGACTAGCAGGGCATGCGGGCTATTCGGGTCTTTCGGGCTAGTGTGATCCCGTCCCCAATCTGTCAGGGCCTGCAGCGCGGCCAGCAGTTCAGGTGCAGCGGCCATAAGGCGAAGCGCGGCGTCCTTTTCGGTAGGCTCAAGATTGGACTTGCTGGCGCGCACGGCCACGCATTGCCCGCCGTCTTCCGGGCCAAGGGGCGTAGTCCAGACTGCGCCGTAAACGTAATGCCAATTCATAGGTCAATCTCCTGATTGTGTATGTCGGGCAACATGCCCCTATAGCCCCCCCCCAGCAGGGGCTATAGGTGCCGGTCAATGCTTAGTCGGGCGAAGGCGGATGCAGATTCCAGGCGACCCCCTCCCGTACCATTCGCGGCCGTGGACATCCCGCACCCTGACGGACTGGTAATACTTGCCATGTGTGTACGATAGCCGGGTCAGCTCGCATGGATTGGAATCGACCACATGGCCTAGGGTGTTGCCCTTCCATCCCGTCAGGCGTTTGCCATCGCTCGACAGATAGCCCGTGAAGGGGCCGGAGCGGTCCAGCAGTGCCCGGACTTCGCGCAGGTGTACGCCTTCATCTGAAAACACCTCCCCGGCGGCGTTTCTGGCGTAGTTCGTCGTGAACCCGTCAGATGCCCCGATGAATTGCTTTCCGGTTTCTGCGCACGTAAGGGTGCGGCCAATCAAAGATTCGGTTTGCATAGGTCAATCCTTCCAGCGCGCAGGGCGCGCAGCAGTGTCAAATTACCCCCAGCAGCGCCAGCAGCAGCGCCACCAGGGAAACGAGAATCAGGGCTTTGTCTTCAGTGGTCACTTAGCGGAACCAATAGGTAACGCCGTGGAAGTCAGCCCCGGAATAGTCCGTGCGGATATCCCGCGCGGTGCGCTCCCAATCAATGTGTATGTAGTGCGGGAGGTTCTTCGGGATGTCCCCGCAGTCCTCCAACAATTCCTGCACGTAGTCCACAAAATAGGACTCGCGAATCAGCGTTACGGGATACCAGTCACCGCGCCATTGCTCATCCCCGCCAGCGCCTGCGAGTTCTTCCAAGAAAGCCCGAAGGGCTGTCAGTTCTTCAGCGAGCGCATCAGCCGTTGCTTGGTGGCCGGTATGCTCGGTTTCTGTCATGTCTTCAATGTCAGATTCCAGTTCTTCAACGCGGGCGATGATGTCGCGCACGTCCAGAACGTCAGCGTATTGGTCGATTGTGGTTTGCATGGTGTTCTCCTAATGTTGCGATGGCCGATGGCTCATCCCATAGGGTCCGAAAGAAGACCCTAGACGGATATGTCAGGCCCTCTTGAGGTCGTCAAGGAAACGGAGAACATCGGCTGTTGATATCCAATCCTTCCGGTCACCGTCAACGTCAACCCCGACAAATTTAGGGGAGAGCAGGTGCTGCCGGAAGTGTTCGATCCTCTCCGACACTTCGTCGTGTCGGGCTGTAAGCTCTCGGTTCATGGTGCGCAGGGACTCTATGTAGTTCATGGTCTGGTTCTCCTTATGTGTAGGTCAGGCACGATCTACTAGTCGGGTAAAGTCTCCATGCTCATCAAAGCCGATGGCATCGCAGACTACGCGGGAGGTTGACTCCCATTTGACTTCTTCCCGGCAGAACCGCAGCGCTTCGCGGTCGGTGTTGAAGTTCTCCGTATAGGTGTTGCCCGACCTGTCTTTCACTGTGACTGTAAACATGGCGGTGTCTCCTGTAGTGCGCTGCACCGTGCAACGCATAGGGAGACTGTAGGCCCTTGCCCGGCCCTTGTCACTAGGGACAAACCCTCATGTATAAACGTACAGTGTGAGCCCTGGAGCATGGCCGGAGTCCGCCCGCAGTGAGCGCAAGCGAACAGCAGTCCCCTTGCTTTCTCCCCCTGTTCCCCTATACTGTATAGAACCCCAGTAGGACAAACACCTATGAGACTAACCAGAAAGCAGATAGAGGAAGGACTAAACCAAGTTCCCATTGCACACATTCTCGGTGCTGACGTCTCTCGCCAGCTAACCGCCAAACAACGTAAGTTCGCGCATGAGGTGGCGAAGGGCAGCACGAAAGCAGACGCATACCGGGCCGCATACAACGTCAAGAGCGCCAAAACAATGGAAGCAGAACCCTACAGACTGGCAGCAGACCCTCGGGTGTCCCGAGAGATAGAGGCTTACACCCTGGCACTAGAGACGGCGAAACTGCGCTCCCCTGCCGCCCTGCGCGAATTGGTTATCCAATCCCTCGTGCGCGTCATTGTTGACCCCGAGAGTAAGCCCGGCCAGATAACAGCCGCTGCCAAGGTACTTGGCACGGTAACTGAGGTGGCCGCATTCACTGAGAGGAAAGAGGTTAGGACCATATCGAGCAGCGAGGATGCACGCGCCCGTGTGATGCAAGAGCTCCGTGGCCTGATATCTGCAGGCGCAACGGATGCCACCATCATCGAGGCGGATGCAGACTCACTGCTAGCAGAGCTTAGCGTTAAATTTAACGGCGACGCCGAGGGAAACGAGACGGCGCCAGACGCAGACCCACCCACCGGGCACCCCCCCGATGGCGCAGGCGGAGTCCCGCGTCCTTAAACATACTATTCCACTCGAACCGTCCCTCATTCCACTCAAACCACCCCATGTCACTCACCGTTAAATTTAACGCTCCCCTGCCATTAAATTTAACGCTCGCCAGACCCCACCCCCTCGATCTGGCGACACCCCCCGGTCAGTCTTTGTACAAAAAGTGGTGGGGGGTAGCAAAAAATTTAGGACTAAATTTTGGTGCCGTTAAATTTAACGGATGACATAAACTGGTTTAACAAACGTGGCTAAGTCTATGATTTGTAACGGTTTTTTGCTTGTTGTGGTGTTAAGGTGTGTGCTTGATGCTTAACGTGCCGTTAAATTTAACGGAAGTAAAGTAACGCTTTAAGAGTGTGCGCTAAGTTGTTGATTTGTAATGGAAAACGTCAAAAAGTGGCGCACGAAGAAGGTGTTGCAGAGTCCTCTGAGGAAGGTGTACGGGTCCAAGGAGGAGGTATTGGAGATGGGGATGACTGAGGCTCAGAAGGAAGTGTTTTTGGCTATAGATGTGTGGTGGTGCCGGTTTGGGTACGGGCCGAGCCTGAGGAATATTTGTGAGTTGCGGGGTAAGCCTGGGCTGGGGAGTACAAAGAAAATCGTAGATAGGTTGGTGAAGCTAGGTGCTTTGAAGAGGGTTGAGGGGATGGGAAGGTCTGTTCGTCCGACGTACATTTCATTCCGGGGGATGGAATGAAGTTAGATGATCTAGTGGCGAGTCTGTCTCCTGCGGATCAGGAGAAGCTGTTACAGCAGGTACAAGATTACAAGGATGCTGTGGACAGGGAGAAGTGTCAGAAGAGCTTCATGGCGTATGTGAAGAAGATGTGGCCGGGGTTTATTCATGGCCGACACCATGCGGTGATGGCTAAGAAGTTTGAGGAGATCGCGGAAGGTAAGTTGAAGAGGCTGATCATAAATTTGGGGCCTCGGCATACGAAGAGCCAGTTTGCTTCGTACTTGCTTCCAAGCTGGTTCCTTGGGAAGTTCCCGCACAAGAAAGTAATCCAGGCGTCCAACACTGCTGATCTGGCTGTAAATTTTGGCCGGCAGGTTCGTAACTTGGTAGGGTCAGAGGAGTACGCGAAGATATTTACTGGCGTTGCATTGCGTCAAGACTCTAAGAGCGCTGGCCGATGGGCCACAAGCAAAAACGGCGAATACTTTGCTATCGGCGTTGGTGGAACCATGACGGGTAAAGGTGCAGATCTGTTGATCATTGATGATCCGCACTCGGAACAAGAGGCCGCTTTAGCCGCTGGCAGACCGGAAATATATGACTCCGTGTTTGAATGGTACTCATCTGGCCCGCGTCAGCGTCTCCAACCGGGTGGGGCTATAGTAGTCGTAATGACCAGATGGTCCAAGTCGGACCTGACAGGTAGGATACTGAAGACCGCTGGCGAGCTAGGAAAAGAAGACGAGTGGGAAGTCATTGAACTCCCGGCGATCATGCCCTCGGGTAAACCTCTATGGCCTGAGTTTTGGTCGCTGGAGGAACTGTCTGCGCTAAGAGACGAACTCCCCCCGGGTAAGTGGAACGCTCAGTACCAGCAAAATCCCACCGCTGAAGAAGGAGCTATTGTTAAAAGAGAGTGGTGGAAGATCTGGGAGAAGGAGAAGCCTCCTTCATGTGAGTTCATCATCCAGTCTTGGGACACTGCTTTTACTAAGGGTGAGCGAAACGACTACTCTGCGTGTACTACGTGGGGTGTGTTCAACATGAACGAAGATGAAAATAACGTAAATATCATCTTGTTGGACTGTTTTCAGAAGAGGATGGAGTTCCCTGAACTGAAAGAAAAAGCACTTGCTCACTATAGAGAGTGGGAACCTGATGCTTTCATCGTGGAAGCCAAAGCTGCAGGGGCTCCGCTGATCTTTGAACTGCGGGCGATGGGCATTCCGGTGTCTGAATACACCCCAAGTAGGGGGAATGACAAGTTTGTCCGTATCAATTCTGTGGCAGACCTGTTCCAATCGGGTAAAGTCTGGGCTCCAGACACCCGGTGGGCTAGAGAACTCATCGAAAACATGGCCGCTTTCCCGAACGCACCCCATGATGACGATGTTGACAGTGCTGTTCAGGCCCTGATCCGCTTCCGGCAGGGTGGTTTCCTGCGTCTACAGACAGACGAACAGGACGAAATGCGGTCTTTTAAGCGCAAAGTAGCGTTTTACTGAGGATTACAGATGGCAACCAATTTTGACCCCGCGATGATGCCCCTTGACATGGGTGTCATGACCGAAGAACCGGCTCTGGAGATCGAAATTGAAGATCCTGAGAGCGTAAAAATTGGGATTGACGGGGTTGAGATTGAACTGATGCCGGAAATTGAGACGGCAGAGGAGTTTGACGCCAACCTTGCGGAGTTCATGGACGAAGGTGAGCTTCAAACCCTGGCTTCCGACCTCATTGCCCTCGTAGATGCGGACATCAACAGTCGCAAAGACTGGACAGATATGTTTGTCAAGGGCCTAGAAGTCCTTGGCATGAAGTACGAGGAACGTACTGAGCCGTGGAATGGGGCTTGTGGTGTTTACAGCCCTCTTCTGACGGAAGCCGCCATTAGGTTCCAATCAGAGATGATTACTGAGACGTTCCCGGCTCAAGGTCCGGTCAAGACGCAGATCATTGGCGCGATTGACCGACTGAAAGAAGAAGCAGCAGAGCGAGTTCGTGACGACATGAACTACATGCTGACCGAGCGGATGATTGACTACAGGTCCGAGCATGAGCGGATGCTGTACTCCCTTGGCCTTTCTGGTGCGGCTTTCAAGAAGATCTACCCGAACCCGAGCACGGAACTGCCTGCTGCTCCGTTTGTCCCGGCTGAAGACTTGATCATGCCCTACGGGGCGTCAAACGTATATACAGCCGAACGTGTGACTCATGTCATGCGCAAAACTGAGAACGAGATCAAGAAACTACAGGTAGCAGAGTTCTACAGGGACGTAGAACTGGGTGAGCCTGTACGTTTCTTCACTGACATTGAGAAGAAAAAGGCCGAGGAGCAAGGGTATACCCTTACCGATGATGATCGGTATCAGGTATTGGAGATCCACGTAGACTGGGACATGCCGGGGTACAAAGATGAAGTTCCTTTGCCGTATGTGGTCACGGTCGAAAGAGGAACCAACACCGTCCTATCCATCCGGCGAAACTGGAACGAAGACGACGACAAGAAACTCAAGCGACAGCACTTCGTCCAGTACACGTATATTCCTGGTTTTGGCGCTTATGGTCTGGGTTATATCCACCTTATTGGTGGTTATGCTCGCGCTGGCACTTCCATCATTCGACAACTGGTGGATGCTGGCACCCTGTCAAATTTGCCGGGTGGCTTGAAGTCCCGAGGGCTTCGGATCAAGGGAGACGACACTCCAATTGCTCCGGGCGAGTTCAGGGATGTGGACATTCCTTCGGGGAGTGTGCGTGACAACATCATGCCGCTTCCGTACAAGGAGCCAAGCCAAGTTCTCGCAGCTTTGCTTCAGCAGATTACGGAAGATGGACGCAGGCTTGCTGCAATTGCTGATCTCAAGATCAGTGATATGTCTGCCCAAGCTCCTGTTGGGACGACGCTGGCAATTTTGGAGCGGCAACTCAAGACAATGAGTGCCGTCCAAGCGCGGGTTCATGCATCTCTTCGCATGGAGTTCAAACTCCTGAAGGGGATAATTCGGGACTTTCTGCCAACCTCGTACCCGTACACCCCAGAAGGTGGTGATCGTGCGGTTAAACAAGCAGACTACGATCTCGTAGAGGTTATTCCTGTAAGTGATCCAAACGCAGCCACGATGGCGCAGCGGATCATGCAGTA